TCCGTGGTTGCTGCACCGTCAAGGACAACTAAAAAATCACGCGCAGTAAAGCTATCCTCAACTCAGGCCTCTCTCGCCAAGCGGCTTGGACTCACGAATGAGCAATATGCGGCGCAATTAATGAAGGATCAATCCAAATGACGAACAGATCTCCACGCACAACAGAGACCCGTGATGCGGTCAAACGTAAAGCGTCATGGACTAGACCGACAATGTTACCTTCCCCAGAGCCACGCGATGGTATTACCTTCCGTTGGATCCGCACATCTACATTGGGAAATACGGATAACACTAACGTCTCTTCCAGATTTCGTGAGGGATGGACGCCAGTTCGTAAAGAGGATCATCCAGACCTTCACATTGTGTCTGATATAGATTCAAGATTCCAAGACGGTATTGAGGTAGGGGGTTTACTGTTATGTCAACTTGCTACTGAACAGGTCGAGGCTAGGGTTGAAGCACAGCTACAGGCGGCTCAAAGCCAAATGGATGCTGTTGATAACTCGTATCTAAAACAATCAGACCCTCGTATGCCCGTTCTAAATCCAGAGCGGAGTACACGATCTTCATTTGGCAAGTAACCCCTTTGGGGAGCTTGTCGTAACTTAAACTCTAGGAGTATGAGAAAATGGCTACTACAGCAGCTCCCTACGGCTTAAAACCTGTGCGCCGCGCAGATGGAATGCCGTATGCTGGTGCGACTAATCAGTATCTCATTGACCCCGCTGGAGAAGCAACAAACCTGTTCTACGGGCAAGTTGTTATCATTGGGGCTGATGGTTACATCGCACTCGCAACTGGTTCAGGTGCAGACCTGACATCTAACAGCATCTCAGGAACAACAGGCGTTGGCGCTATTGGCGTTTTCGTTGGTTGTGAGTATGTAAATTCTTCAGGCCAAACGGTCCAAGCGCAGCATTACCCAACTGGAACTTCCAACGGTGATGCTATTAAGGCATATGTTGTTGACGATCCAAACGTACTATTCCAAGCCCAGCTTGATGGTACAGGAGCGCAAACAATCATCGGTACAAACACATTCTTTGCAGCAGCGCAGTCTACCTCAACTGGTAATACCACGACAGGTAACTCTACATCTGCATTGGACGCTACGGTAAAAACTGCCGCAGCGGCGTTCCGTGTTGTTTCACATGTGTCAGATGCTGCTGATGCGTTCCCAGATGTACTTGTAAAGTTCAATCCGGGCGCTCACCAGATGACCAATAACGTAGGCTTATAAGGAGGTTAAATCATGGCTATTTCACGCGCCCAGCTCCTTAAAGAGCTATTACCGGGTCTGAATGCATTGTTTGGTTTGGAGTACGGCAAGTACGAAGACGAACATGCTGAGATCTATGAAACTGAAACTTCAGAGCGTAGCTTTGAAGAGGAAGTTAAATTATCAGGTTTTGGAGCCGCCCCTGTGAAAGCAGAAGGTGCTTCAATTTCTTATGACAACGCACAAGAATCATTCACTGCGCGTTACAATCATGAGACAGTCGCAATGGGCTTTTCTATCACAGAAGAGGCTATGGAAGACAATCTGTATGATTCGCTTTCTGCTCGTTATACCAAAGCTCTTGCTCGCGGTATGGCATACACAAAGCAAACAAAGGCTGCTTCTTTGTTGAACACAGGCTTCACCACCTTTAACTCAGGTGATGGCGTTACTTTGTTTAGCACAGCGCACCCAACCGTTGAGGGCACCACTAACGCTAACCGCCCTGCAACTGATGCTGACTTGAATGAAACTTCACTTGAGCAAGCTGTTATTGATATTGCCGCGTACACTGATGAACGTGGCTTGTTGATTGCTGCTCGCCCTCGCAAGTTAATCATTCCACCAGCATTGATGTTTGTTGCAACTCGCTTGTTGGAAACAACTCTGCGTGTTGGTACAGCAGATAATGATATCAACGCACTTAACTCAAACGGGTCTATCCCAGAGGGTTATGCGGTGAACCACTATCTGACAGACAATGATGCCTTCTTCATCACAACTGATGTGCCCAATGGCATGAAGCATTTTGTCCGTACCGCTATGCAAACAGGCATGGATGGTGACTTTGACACTGGTAACGTGCGCTACAAAGCGCGTGAGCGTTACAGCTTTGGTGTATCAGATCCATTGGGAATCTACGGTTCTCGCGGAGCATAATAGTTCAATAGAACTTTTATCGGTAAAGGGGTGGCGAAAGTTGCCCCTTTATTTTTTTTGTTTCTATGTTAGTATCTTCATATCCCTGACAGGCACATGGTGTGTCTGACTAACCCAGACAGGAGATCGACATGGGTACTACTACTTTTTCTGGTCCTATACGGGCTGGCAACATCCGCAACACAACGGGCACTACTGTTGGTTCAGACATAGCAAACGTAGGTTATGTTGTAATGACTCAACAACATGTAATGGATATTTCTGGCGGCGCTGTCGCAGCAGAGGCTACAAATGTAGTAATCCCTGCCAACTCAAAAATCGTAGATATCATCATTGATTTAGAAGTGGCTGCTAATACTACGACAAATATTAGTGTTGGTGATACCGTAGGCGGTGCAGCGACTCTAGTTAATGCTGTTGCTTCTGGAACTACTGTAGGTATTAAGGCGTTAGGCGCTTCTGGCGGTGGTACACTCACATGGAAAAACACTGGTACATCTGATTTGAAATTAACTGCTACCTCAAGTGCAGGTACAAATGCGGGATCAGTTGTTATAACAGTGATGTATGCTCAAGCGTTTAATACGGCTGTTCAGCCGTAAGGAGGCCTAGATGGCTGGTCAAGAAGTACGGGCATTTAATGTCTCAACATCAGGATTTAGTGCAGGGGTTGTTGGCCCCGCACGAAGTCGCATACAAGGCATCTTGGTGTATGCCACTAACATCACAGCCTTTACCATTAAGAATGGCTCCGCATCAGGAGCCACTCTGCTGGACTTAACTCTTCCAGCGGGATGGAACGATGTGTTTCTTCCTAACGATGGAATCCTTGCCGACAATGGTGCGTATGTTTCTGCATTATCTGGCACAGGTTCAGTGATAACTTTATTACTGGAGTAATATTGTGGCTGAGAAAAAGGCTAAATCAAAAAAAGATCCTCGCCTAGCAAGGGCGGGGGTTTCTGGATTTAACAAGCCTAAGCGCACACCAAGTCACCCAAAGAAGTCGCATGTTGTTGTGGCTAAAGAGGGAGAGAAGGTTAAGACAATTAGGTTTGGAGAGCAGGGCGCTAAGACAGCAGGGAAACCAAAAGCTGGCGAAGGCGACAAGATGAAAAAGAAACGTGCAAGCTTTAAGGCCCGTCATGGTAAGAATATCAAAAAGGGCAAGATGAGTGCTGCATACTGGGCTGATAAGGTGAAGTGGTAATGGCTATCTCGCGTTCTCAGATGGGCAGTCAACTTGTAGGGAACAGAGTTTCCACGGGTGACGATTCTAAAGACCTTGAGATTATTCGCATGGGTAAGGGCGGCAAAACAAAAAGCCGTGTCAATGAGGCTGGAAACTATACAAAGCCAACTATGCGGAAGAATTTGTTTAACAAGATCAAAGCTGGCGGCAAAGGTGGCAAACCGGGGCAGTGGTCGGCAAGAAAAGCCCAAATGCTTGCCAAGCAATATAAAGCTAAGGGTGGGGGCTATAGGGGTTAATGGCGCTCAAGAAGTCACAGAAAAGCTTAAAGTCTTGGACAAAGCAGAAGTGGCGAACAAAGTCTGGCAAGCCATCGACGCAAGGAAGCAAGGCTACAGGCGAGCGATATCTTCCTGAGAAGGCTATCAAGTCTTTGACGTCTGCGGAGTACGCCGCTACTACGAAGAAGAAACGCGAGGCCACCAAGAAGGGCAAGCAGGTTGCCAAGCAGCCTAAAAAAATTGCAAAGAAAACCAAACGGTTTAGGAGCGTAGTGACATAATGGCTGTAGTAACCCCAGACATGCCAGAGATTTTTGAGGAAGCTTTTGAAAGGGCTGGCCTTGAGATGCGTACTGGATACGACCTTAAAACCGCACGAAGAAGTCTGAACCTTTTAACATTGGAGTGGCAGAACCGTGGTCTTAATCTCTTCACTATCGAATCGGGTACGCTCGCTGTTACAGCAGGTACGGCAACGTATACCCTTCCTACGGACACAATCGACATCATCGAACATCAAATTCGTACTGGAACGGGCACAAACCAAATCGACACGGCGCTCGAAAGGGTCAGTGTCGCAACCTACGCGCAGCAAACAAACAAAAACACGCAAGGTAGGCCGACCCAGATCTACGTCCAAAGGCTCCCGACAGAAACAAAAGTAACCCTGTGGCCTGTCCCAGATAATACTACAGCCTATACAATATCATATTTTAGGTTGAAGGGTATTGATGGTCTGTCATCTGGAGTCGGGGCAGCGATATCTTCTGTACCGCCTAGATTCGTGCCCTGCTTGGTTGCAGGCATGGCATATTACATTGCTATGAAAAAGAACCCTCAGATGGCGGCTAACCTAAAGCAAGAGTACGAGTTTCAGTTTCAACTTGCAGCGGGTGAAGATGAAGAAACAGCATCAATCAAGTTCGTTCCGTTCAACACATTTATGATGGGTGCCTGATGAGTTACGCTAGAGGCAAATATGCTTTTGGTTACTGCGATAGAACAGGGTTTAGATATCCTTTGGCCGATCTTGTTCCTGAGTTTAGCAATGGCGTAAAGACTGGATTTCTGGTTGGGCGTGATGTTGTTGACCCAGATCAACCACAAAACTTCTTGGGCAGAGTTAAAATAAATGACCCTCAGTCTTTGAGGAATCCAAGGCCAGACACATCCTTAGAAGAGAGTCGGGGTCTGTTTGGGTTTAATCCTGTTTGGAACGATCTTCAGTTTATGCAGGCTGAAGTTGGCACTGTTACTATCAACATAACTTAGGAGTAGAAGCGATGATGAAGAAAAAAGGCTATGCTAAAGGCGGCGTTACCAAGAAGATGATGGGTGGCGCTATGAAGAAAAAGAAACCTGTAGCCATGAAAGCAGGCAGCAAGGTTACTAAGAAAGCTTCTGGTGGCAAGATGCCTATGGTCAAAAAGAATGGGAAGAGTGTCCCAGCATTTGCTGCTGATGGCGTAGGCAAAATGAAAAAAGGTGGTGTTGCCAAAAAGAGAATGGGTGGCGCTATGATGAAGAAGAAAAAAGGCTACGCCAAAGGCGGTAAGACTAAAAAGTAAAGTCAACTTGGGGGGATAGATTGGCTTATTTGCAGAGTAACATACCGCACTTCAAGTGTTGGGTTCGCCGTGAGTATACTCACAATCATGAACAATACCACGGCGAGTTCTTACATGCGATGGCAATAGCGGTAACGACAATGCCAAATAGATGCTTGAGCTTTCAAGTTATCTTTACGGGATGTGAGGCAGATGAAGAAGGGGATGAGAATGTACACGGTGGCGCAATGTGGGCGAGAATGCCTATAACCGCTCTTGTAGCCGATGAGCCGCTCACTGAGTGGCCTTCTGCTATGGCTGTGCATGATGCCCAGCCTTGGGACTGTTCGTCCTACAACCACGCTGTGTACGTCTTAGACAGGGCAACACCATGCCCTTGGTTGGCAAAGATAGATGGTAATATGTACCCCGCAAAGTATATGTTCACTGTTGATTACTCTGAGAGCGAGATAGCAGATGATCCAGCGCAGCATAAGCAAAGTCATGTCATGCAGCTTTTAGATGCTGGGGAATGGACTGGTAACGTGGTGGCACTGCCTAACAATCGTGTAAGGGTTACTCATCCTGCATGGTTTGAGACTGGCACTGGTGCCCCAGACTTCAAGCCATCTCAACATATACACTATTCAAAATCCGATTTAGACTATACTATGGATGTCAACAAAATATTTGATAACTTATATCAAGAGGAGAATTAAAATGGGCGTTGAAGATGTTAAGCCAAAAGCGCGGCCAAAAGACCTTGAGAAGGCGGCAAAGAAAAAACGTATGGCTGAAGAAAGGCGTACAGAAAAAAGAATTATAAAAGCATCTGGTCGCAGAAGAACTAGAGATCACAATGCGGAACCCAAACAAGACATTAAAAGCGCACTAGGGTTGGCTGGTGGCGGCAAGGTATGCCGTGGCATGGGCGCTGCCACTCAAGGTGGCAAGTTTAGAATATCATAAGGGAAAGTTCAAATGAACTATTCAGAACTGACGCAAGCGATCAAAGATTATACGGAGAACACAGAGAGTACCTTTGTGACCAATATTCCTAACTTTGTGCGTCAGGCTGAAGAGCGGATCTTTAGGGATATCACTATTCCAGAGCTACGCAGGAATGTCACAGGCGATGTAAGCGCTGGGAATAAGTATGTTGCGAGGCCTGATGACTTTCTAGCCACGTTCTCTTTGGCTATTATTAGTGGTACAACGTACACATATCTTTTGGACAAAGAGGTAAACTTTGTGCGGGAAGCATATCCTGACACTACGGTGCAGGGACTTCCACAGTATTACGCAATATTTGATGGAGACACCGCCACAGGTAATGGTAACTTTTTGCTTGGCCCTACTCCTGATGCAGCATATGAATTAGAGTTGCATTACTATTATGACCCACCTTCTATTGTCACTTCTGGCACATCTTGGCTTGGTGACAATGCGGAAGCGACATTGCTTTACGGATCTCTTATAGAGGCGTATACATTTATGAAGGGTGAAGGTGATATGGTTCAGTTGTATAACGAGAGATATTCATCAGCCCTTATCAATATGGCTTCTTTGGGTGCCAAGTTGAGAACTGACACATACAGGCGACCTGCCGCGTAGGAGATAAGGTATGGCAATAATTCAAACAACATGTACGTCTTTTAAGCTTCAGCTTTTACAGGCAGAGCATGACTTTGATGCACATACGTTTAAGATAGCTTTGTATTCAAACGCGGCTTCTTTGGGTGCGGATACAACTGTGTATAGTACAACAAACGAAATAACCAATACATCTGGAACGGCATACACTGCGGGGGGCAAGTCGTTGACAGTGACATCTACATTTCCAAAGACCTCTGGCACAACTGCTATTGTGGACTTTGATAATATTTCATGGACTGACGCAAGCTTTACA